TCGTAAGCCTCTCTGAGGTCGTCCATCGAGCTTATTTCAATGAATGGCACATCTGCCCCAGCAATAGACAGCAAGCCGCCCTCGGCCGATAGCACTACAGGGTTGGGTAGCGTAGGGATAAGCGAGGTCTTGCCTGCGCCACTTTGCCCATAACAAAGAATTTTTACCCCATGTGCAGCAAACTCGCCGGTTCTTTTCAAATTAATAGCCATATCATTTCCTTTTGATTGTTGATGGTGTGGTTAATGCTAGATGCGTGTCCCACCCTTTACGAAGTCGGTAAAGAATGGTTTTGTATTCTGTTCCCTTTAACTCTTCAGCCCATTGCTTAACTGTTTGAGTTTTGCCCATGTATTCAACATAATAATTTTTCCTTGTATTGTTGCTTTGTACTTTTTGAACTGCCCAACGACAATTTCTTGGTTCGTAATTTCCTTCATTGTTTATTCTGTCTATGGTGTGTCCTTCTGGACGTTCTCCCATATCTTTGTAAAACTCAACAAATGAACTACGCCATGCTTCACAAACATTAATCCCTCGGCCACCCCAACGCGGATAATCTTTGTCATTTTTGTTATAACAACGTTCCTTCATTGATTTCCAACTGGCATACGTGGCACTTTTCGACATTGCATGTGTTGCGTTCTGCTTATTTCTTAAACTTAAGTCAGGTCTTGGTCCTTTCGGATGTTTTCTTTTGCATCCACAAGATGTTCTATCACCTCTTGTCAACTGAGAAACTATGGCAAATGTGTCGTTGCCACAGTCGCATAAGCATTTCCACAAGTTTGCTTTTCGCCGCTTGCCCACAATTTCAACGGCAACAAGCATGTCAAATCTTTGTCCAGTTACATCTTTGCTAATGTTTGGCATGTTTTAACCTCTTGTTAAGTTAAGACATAGTAGCACATGTACTTTCAAAAAGGCGCCGGTGGCGCGGGTGGTAGGGGTTCTTGCTTAAAGGGTGTAGCGGGGGGCCTTGGAAGGGCCACTCCCTTGTATGTGGGGAACGGCCAGTGCTTCATTTGGAGGTAGTCTTCACAGAATAAACGGCCGTTATTTTGGTGTGGACTGCTACCACATCGGCCCCGATGTTCTGAGCCTTGCACAGAGCCTTCCAATCGGTGGTGGCCCGGTTTGACTCGACAACCGTAGAGCGGAACAACACACCTTCGTGCACCCCGCCAACCTCGCGCATGGCTTTCTTAATCTCCTCGGCTTTTGCTTCAAGGATTGCAATCTCAGCCAGATATGCGCCCAATTGATCGGCTTGGGTCAGTTGCAGGTCATTGTTTTTCATGTCTATCTCCGTATGTCGCACCGTCAGGGAATCTGTTCGTGCGATGTGTGTTTGTTAATTTGTCAACACCCCGCGCGCATTAAAACTCTACGTCGCTAATCATGCAGTCTGTGTATGTGACTGCCAAATCAAGGGCTTCGTCACGAGTCTCGCAAGTACCGAGCAGGCTGTACTTGCTGGGGTAGTCTGACGACCAGACCGTAAAGTAGGCGCCAGTCTTAGAAGCGTACACTTTGTAGAAGCCTTCGTTGCGAATCAGTTCCATGTCTATCTCCGTTTGGCTGCACCTTCAGGGGATCTGTTCGTGCAGTATTGACACTATAGTTCAGTCGGGCGTATCATGTCAACACCCTAACGCAACTTTTTTAACAACATGCTTACACTTGAATTGATACGCGCACAGCTTCAGGATCGGCGGCTTACAGTCATCTCTGAGAAGACTGGCCTGCATCCGAACACTCTGAGGGACATTCGCAACAATGCTGATTGCAATCCTTCGCATAGAGTTCTGTCTGCTCTGAGTGTTTACTTGACAAATAGCGCAAAAGCAGTGCTTTCCTGATTGCGTTGTCTCTCTTATCCTGTTAATGTGTACCTGCCAACCAGTTAACGTGTGCCCCTAGGTGGGGGCTGGGACCCGTACACGCGGGTGAGGTTGGCGCTTCGCCCAGCCTCCACCTAGGTGCTGAATTCAGAAAGCGCCAACCATGTCCGTATCAATTATTCCTGCCGCTCCAGGCACTTTTGCAATTTGTCAACGGAGCCACCACGACACCAGAGAGCGATCTCCTGAGCTTGTCATTGCTTGGCAAATTTATAGCGATCACGACCAAGAAGATTTGGGCGCTTTGTCGGTAACTCCGATTGGCGTGGATGGTCGAATTTGCAATTTAATTCGCGTTGTTCAAGGAGGATCAAATGGGTGATCCATCCAAAAAGCTTGAAGCGGCTCTCACATATGCTTCGTGGGGCTGGAAAGTTCTTCCGGTTGTCCCCAACGGCAAAGTTCCAGCGACAGCGCACGGCGTACACGACGCGACGGACGATCCGGACCAGATCCGGGCGTGGTTCACATCAAACCCAGACTTAAACATTGGCGTAGCGGCAGGACAGGCCTCCGGTCTTGTTGTGTACGACATTGACCCGCGCAACGGTGGCCAAGACAGTTGGGACGAGTGGACAGCAAAGCACGGCCAACTGCCCGACGGGATCACAGCCTTAACAGCAGGCGGTGGCTATCACTATCTTGCTGCGTACCAAGACGGCATAAAGTCTTGCAAGCTGCTGGACGGCGTGGACTTGCTTTCAAATGGACGGTACTTTGTAGCGTACCCGTCTGAAATTGAAGGCAAGACGTATCAATGGGAGGCATCAAGCGACCCGTTCGACGGCGTGGGGCCAGTCAGCATTCCGCCGGAATGGCTTGCATCAATGATGCCGACTAGGAAAGAGCGAACAGCCTCGAATGATTCGTCAATTATTAAGGGCAATCGAAATTCGGGCCTGACCAGCCTAGCTGGTGCAATGCGGTCATACGGAATGAGCGAAGCTGAAATTTTGGCGGCTCTTAGCGTAGCGAATGAGACTCGCTGCGAGATCCCATTGCCCAGCTCCGAGATCCGGCAGATTGCTCGGTCGGTCTCTCGGTACGAGCCAAACAGCGACGTTGCCAGCTCGGTTGCGTTAGGGTCAGAAGCCGCTGAATCTTTGCTTGAGAATTTGGATGCAAAATCACCCGCCGAAGATTGGCTAGTCCCTGCTGACGACTACTGCGCCCAACCAGCCCCAATCTCATGGCTAGTGAAGCGCTGGGTACAGGATCAGGCCCTAGTAATGGTTCACGGGCCCAGCGGCGGCGGAAAGACTTTTGTTGTTTTAGACTGGTGCCTGCGCATAGCCAGCAGCACCCCCGAATGGGCAGCTCAAAAGGTGAAGCCCGGCAAGGTTGTTTATCTAGCAGGCGAAGGCCACCACGGCCTGCGCAGTCGCATAGCCGCCTGGAAGCATCACCACCAGGCCGGCCCCCTTCAGATGTGGCTAAGCAAGGCAGGGTGCGACCTGAATACGACCGATGGCTACAGAAAAGTAGCCGACTCAATCAAGGCAATTCAAATCCTACCCAGCGTCATCGTCATTGACACCCTCCATCGTTTCCTTCTCGGAGACGAAAACAGCGCCCAGGATGCCAAGACAATGCTAGATGCCTGCGCCAACCTGATGCGCGAGTTCGACTGCACAGTCATCCTCGTTCACCACACGGGTGTTTCAGACGAAGCCCAGCACCGAGCCCGAGGCAGCTCAGCATGGAAAGGCGCCTTAGATATTGAAATCAGCATCGTCCCAGCAAAAGAAAAAGCGCCCATGCAGATCGTCCAACGGAAAAGCAAAGATGCAGAACTGGCTACAACTATCCACGCCATGCTGCATCAAGTTGAGATCCCAGGGTGGATGGATGAAGACGGCCAACCAATTACCAGCGCCATAGTTGATTTGGTTGATGCCCCAGTTAATGAGTCAATCAAAGATGACAAATTAAGCAGGCATAGAAAGTTATTTGAGAATGCTTGGGCTGCAACTGGGTCAGAGGAAAGGGGTGGCAAACCATATATGAGTAGATCAGGGTTTATGCAATACCTTGTTGATAAACTTGAATTAACCGAAGCATCGGCAGCGGTCTACACTAAGCCATCGGCCAAAGGCAAGCCAATTTCTGAGCTGCTCTTAGGCAAAACCATTGACCATTTCGAGCATGGCTGGATTGTGGTGGACATCGTACAGGGGGACTCTATGTTGCTTTCGGCTTCAAAAAGGAGAAGGTAACAAGGGAACTTTTAGGGAACTGTTCCGTTGTTCCCTTTTGTGACAAAACTAACAATTAGGGGAACGGAACGGAACTACTACCTTAAGGTAGTTCCCGTAGTTCCCCTGTTTGTGGAGCGGTTCGTTACCGATTGATTAACTAAGTTAGGAGGCACTAACATGGATGATGGGATTGAAACATCGGGACAAGAAAGTTCAAGAAGGGGTGGTGCGAGGCCGGGAGCGGGTCAGCCTCCGCTTTGTCCGACTGACGAAGAGCGCGAGATGGTCGAGAAGCTTTCGGGCTTTGGCTTGCAGCAAGAGAGCATCGCTGCGATGGTGCGCGATGGTATTCACGTTGATACCTTGCGCACCCATTTCAAAAGAGAATTGGAATTAGGTCGGGCCAAGGCGCATGGGAAAATAGGTAAGACTCTATTCGATAAGGCGATGGCTGGCGATACTGGCAGTCTTATATGGTGGACTAAAACCCAAATGAGATGGGCAGAAACTCAAAAGCATGAAATAGTACACACGGGTATTAGTATTAATGATGCGCTTGAGGCTGCCAAGGCTCGGCTGATTGCTGGCGACGTGATCGATGCGACGATCGTAGAGCCTCGCAAGCTCGAAGACGGGTCAGGGCAGGGGGAGACGTAAAAAAAGGCCCCTGGGGGCCTTTTGGTGAGTCTGGTGGGTCATTTTGAGTTGGCGCTGTATCTGTCGAGCAGCACCCAGGCCTTGAAGACCTTGTGTTGATCGACGTTCGGCATCGAGCCTATCTCTTTGGCGAGAGCTAAGAGGGCGCCCATCGCTTGTGTGTACGTGGGCAAGTTTGCTTCCGCAAGCAACTTGTCAGCCTCTAGGATGTGGGGGTTCATTTGGCCCCCCCGATCTTTCCGAGGTAGTACGCCGCGTCGCCCAGGAGCGTCCAGCGATAGCCACACCCTGTGCACCCCAGTCGGCGTCGTTTAACGCCGTGGCGGGGGCTGTGGCGCGTTTCTAGCACCCTTGCGGGTGCCTGGCACTTCGGGCAGTAGCTCATCAGAAGTACCACCCAAGAACGAGGCCGCCGAGGATGCCCAAAGCCATGGCGAAGATGGCTTGCTTCATGCTTGGCCTCCATCAATGACCCGCGGGGCTGCACCCCCACGATATAACCCTGGGTGGGAACAGGCTTCCCACAAAAGGCGCTTCACCTGCTCTTCGAGGAGAGCGCGGTATTCCCCCCGTGCCGACTCGGCGCGTTTGACAAGGGCATTCGCCCTGTCAATTAAAGCTAGGCTTTCAGCCTCGAATGAGGCCACAGACACTTCGAGGGTGTCGGAGTCGGCTGGGAAAATGATGTTGAACATTGGGAGCCTTCGTTGAAAAGAGTTATGTAATGAAAACAACGGTGTCGTCGACACCACGGATCTGCGCAACGGCAAGCACACCGCACCGCTTAAGTAAACGCAAATAAACGGATGCTCGTGCATCATCCGATGCCTCGAATGCCAAAGGCTCAGAATCCGTGAGAGTGCGCAACGCCTTCCAGATCGCAGCCAATGCTGCGCGTGGTGCCGACCAATTGGCCATCTCAAACCAGGGGCTTTCGCCCTCTCGGTCACAGCTTACGAAGGCTGCGAGGGATTCTGCAAGGGCAAAATCAGCCCACCAAAATCCTTCCGAAAATGTCGCTTGAATGACGACCTTTCGACCTTCAATCAAGATGATCGTTTCTCGACTATCCATGCCGCTTATCTCCTGGTTGGTTGCTGCGCTGGGGCCGGAGCCCCTGGGTGGTTAGCTGCCAATTGTCTCGATGAGGTCCCGCTCAATCCCGAAATAGCCTGCTCTCTCTGGTGCGTCCCTGAACACTTCAACCATCCTCCATCCTTCGGCAATTGCCAGAGCTGCTGCTTTCCTTGCCGCTCCGAGCGTCTTGTAGGAGTCATAGAACTTTGTGTGGGGGTATCCAGGAAAGCCGTAAAGTTGGATGGCGTAGTAGCGTGTTGCGTTCATTTCTCTATCTCCTAGTTTGGTTGCTGGGGCCGGAGCCCCAGGGTGAGTTAAAACGCGATGCCTTGCGTCGCAAACCAACGGTTCAACCGCTGGTCTGGCTCCCTGCTAGACAATTCGATGGCGATAGTGCCGTCAAACAGCCAACCCCAATCGGACGCTGCTTTCGTCTTCTCAATGAAGACGGTGTCGTTAGCATTCACGAAACCGATGTCAATGACCTCTTCAACTGCCAATCGAAAGGCGCGGCTGCGAATCTTTGCGGCTTCTTTACTGAGTGCAATGTAGCGTGCGTCGTGCATTTTGTTTCCTTGGTTGGTTGCTGCGTTGTCTGTTGGTCAGGTCACGCAGAGATGTAAATGTAGCACGGTTCTAGTGTCTGTGCACTAGGGAAAACACTAGGTTGTTAAATTGTTGATAGCGTAGCTCCCACCCAGCGCCCCCACCCAGCGCACCCACCCCATGCCTATGCCTATGCCTAACTCGGCTTAGATCGAGGGGGGGGTAGGGCCCTGCACCGCCGGTCAAGCTGGGGGT